GTGCCAATGACTGACCTAAACCCGCAAATATATCCAGCAAAATTTCCACCGCCATCGTCTGAGTCGGCGGCAATTGCCCATGCTCCAGCGTTGTTGACTAATGCCGTGCTGCTAACACTCCCTGTCGCAACAGAAACGCCGTTTAGATAAAGCACCAGATTATTTGAGCCTGTTCCATTTCGTACTACCGCAATATGCGACCAAGCATTAAGCGGAGGGCTGCTTGATGCATTTACGTTTACGGCCCAACTACTTCCGCTGGTTGATGCAAGCAAAATCATTGTGCCGCTATTGATGAGAATTTGTATTGGAGAGTAGTCAGTAGAATTATTTGTTCGTTTACTGAACACTCCCAAAAACGAACCTGTTGCGGTTGGATATATCCAGCACTCTATTGTGAAGTCAGAACTTCCTGGCTCTAAAGATGCGCTGTCTGAAACAGTCAGATAATCACCAGTACCATCAAAGTACCCGCTACCACCAATAGTAGCGGCGCTGTACGCAGATGTTGGAGCGCCAAAGGGTTGGAATGTTTGGACAGATGGTGAACCGGTTGCTGTAATAGCCGCTGCATTAACAGAGTTGTCGATAAAACGATTGCTCTGGCAAGTCAACAACGAAACCGTTCCTGAAGATACAGTCGTAGTTAATGGCCCTGTTGGTACTGTGTAACTAGCACCTGTATAAAGAGCAGCGCCCTTTGTGATTCTTACATTAGATAAATAACCAAAAAGTTGCTCGTATTGACTGCTTACTGTTAAATAAGATCCTATGGTTGGATTAACAGAATAATCAGTATTTGTTATGGCTGTTGGGCCAAGAACCCTAAAGCCATTTAGGTATAGGCTTAAATCTGTTCCACTATATACGGCAGCAAAGTGGCTCCATTGATTAGATGGCGGTGCTATGGTTGATGCATATACAGTTCCATTATAAAAAGCAAGCGCTCCCGTACCAGCATCTAAAAATAGTTCCCAAGCACTTGATGTACTGCCCCCTGCAACCCGCTTTGCTACTAATACGTTATATGTTGTGTAGTTACCATTTGGATATACCCACCCCTCAATGGTGTATGCGCCACCGCTAAGGTTTAATGCGGTGTTGTTTGCAACGCTTAGGAAGTGTGCCGCTGTTCCAAAGTAGTTACCCCAATACCCCGGAGCCTCACTAAACGGAGTAAACGTACCCTGAGTCGTGTTGCCGTTTTTAAAAACAGTAAAGTTATTTGATGAAGAATCTTGAAACGTATTATTGTTTGCTAGATTGGTTCCCTGTCCCGGCAATAGCAACGTGTTGTACTGAAAGTATGGGTCTCCGTTACCAGTAGGAACGGGCCATTGACCGGCCTTGATGTATTGCATTGCTTCTTCAAGCGTCCAGACACCTTTAGCCGTGTTCGCATTAACTGTTGGTGCGGTGGCGGTAATGAACCCGCCGGGGTAGCGCATAGCCATATTAAATCCTTAACTGTTGATTTCTTCCCAGCTCGCAGTAACTACCAAGTCATTGGCTGCGCCCGCGGTAGCCCCAATTGACTGATTTTCCAACAGGTAAAAAGACGTTGTTTTGTCGGTAACGATTAGTGAGGCATCTGCGGGAACCGTGATGGTTGACGCTATCGGGTACGCAGTTCCAGCTAGGGCCGCTTGGCTATACACGCTCACCGTGACCTCGGTGTTATTTGTGCCGTCTACGTTAGCCACCACAATTGAGTTGATCTTAAAGACCTTGCCACTTGAGGCGGCGTTACTAACCAATGAGGTCGCGCTGGTCGTGGTTAGTGAAGTCTGAGATGAATTACCGTAAATGGTAGTTACGTTGACTATATTTGGGTTAGCCATGTTTGCTCCTTAGAACCCGAAAATCATTGCCATAGCAATGGATTTGCCTGTTGATATACCGCCTGAAGAACTTGTCCAAGAAAGAACCCCTGATCCGTTGGTCTGCAATACTTGACCAGTTGTACCGTCCGCACTTGGCAGGGTGTAGGTCGTAGAACCAGCCGCAGCCGCACCCTGTAATCCAACGTAGCCAGAAGATGACCCCAAGAGCCTAATCTGCGGGGCCGATAGAGCGCCACTTGACGGGTTAAATTGTAGCTTGGTTGATGAAACATTGGCTGTCGTGATACTGCCTGTTGTTGCGCTAGTAAATGATAGGTAACGGGTTGCGTTGGTCGTTGTATCGTCAACGATAGACAAGCCGCCCGCAGATGCTTGCCAAGTTGGAGCTGACGCACCGTTAGACGTTAAGACGTAGCCCGCAGTACCGGTAGACCCGGCAAGGGAAATCGTTCCGCTAACCCCAAGATTGGTAAACGACCCAGCCGCAGCCGTGGTCTGACCAATCGCCACATTATTCATGTTTGATGCGGTTGTTGGGTTAATTGTCAATGCACCCGCTGGCGAAATTGCAACAGTTCCAGTTCCGGTAGGACTAATTGCTACCGCAGCATTTGCTGGATTGATGTTAGTTGCTACATCAATAGAAACATTGTTACCGCCACCGCCGCCCCATTGAATCTGGGCAGTTCCACTAGAATTTCTTAAATTACCGCCGCCTGATCCCGCAGCATCAAAATTAGTTCCAACAAAACCAGAGGTTGCGGTAACGGTCGTGCCACGCACCGTGTTTGCAGTTGTATTACCAATGGTTGGGGGGCTTGATAGGTCTAATGTGCCGCCCAAGGTAATCGTCCCTGAACCCGTAATTGGGCCACCAGTTAGGGTTAAGCCGTTGACAGTTCCAGCAGTCGCAACCGAGGTTACTGTGCCGGTGGTAGGCGTTGCCCATGATGGAACACCGCTTGCAAGGGTTAAAACCTGACCGTTAGACCCTGCTCCGAGGTAGGTCGTAGTTCCAGCACCGCTTTGGTACGGCAGAGACCCAGCAGCTCCACCCGCAATGTTTGTTGCGGTCGTTGCCGTGGTCGCAGTTGTAGCCGTTGTAGCGGTTGCGGCGTTGCCTGAAATAGACCCTGAAATCGTTGAGCTGACCGTCAGACCGGTAAGGGTTCCGACCGCCGTAATGCCGGTGTAAGAGCCTGAGATTCGAGCCGTGTCGATGGTTCCAGCAGTTATTTGGTTTGCGTTAATTGCAATGTTTGTGTTGGTAACGCTTGTAAGTTGGCCTTGAGCGTTGACCGCAAAGACCGGAACCGCCGTAGCAGAGCCGTAAGTATTGGCAGACACCCCGGTGTTAGTGATGCTGAAAATGTTGGACGCTAAAGTTAGACCCGTACCGGCAAAATAAGCTCCAGCTACTTGAAAGTTTGACCAGTTAACCGCAGTAACGCCTAGCGTGCCTCCGGGCTGAACGTAGCAGTACCAAGCCGAGCCAGCTAGACCGCCAGACTCAACGAATACTAGGGCTGAGACCAGCTCGTCCCATGTGTTTGCGTCCGCAGAGCGCACCCAAGGTGTCCCAACGATGTAAATACCGTTCTGGGAGGCTGTGGACTGATCCTTGACCAGAACCCTGTCACCCGCAACTACGGGGACGGTATCAACTGTTTGAGCGCCTGAAAGTGTGATGTTTCCCGTTGTAGCTGCCCGGACGGGCTCCTTCCATGAGATCCCGGCTAGTGCCGCATCAACGTAGGTCTTGTTTGTCAGGTCGTTGCCGCCAACCGGTAAGCTGGTCGCAGACGCAGATGTAAAAGCCGCCGCCGCAGGAGTAGTCAGACCAATAGTCGTACTGTTAATCGTACTGTTCGTGATCGACACCCCGTCCAAATTGGGGTTTTGAGGGGCGTAAAACGGTAACCCTGCTGGCCCAATGAACGAAATTATGTTGTACGGGTAGAGGGGCTCAAACGTCCCCTGAACCGGTACAAAGTTAGTCGTTTGGGTATTCGCGGTCTGGTTAGACATGGTGAATCCTTATTCGGTAGCCACCAACGTAATGTACAGAGTGTTGGTTCCTGATGAGATGCCCTTGATGTAAAGGTTTGGGGCTCCGCAATCGATAATCATTGGGTAAATCATGTTAGCCGGTAGGACTAACGACCCAGAGCCGCCCGTAGACGCAATCACGGGGGTGTCCATATTGCTTGAGGTCGTGCCAAAGGTCACGGCAGCTCTACCCGTTCCGGTATTCAGCAGGGCCACGCGATAGGCGCGGGTTGGTGAGCTGGGGACGATTTGCAGGGCAGAAGATGCAGAGGTTGTTAAATCCAACGCAAAGGTTGGGCTAAGAATTTTGATTTGGTTCATGGGTCACCTCAGATGTTGGTTGTGAAATTATCCTACTTTTAAGCCAATTTCCAATATGTCCTTCAAAGATTTTATTGCCTATGTGACCCATGTTGATTTCAGGGTCTAACCAGACCTGACCGCCTATCTCTCTCCACCGCTTACAGAACGAAAAGTCCTCGCCGTACTTCCAATTCTTTTCTGGGTCGATAAACGATTCGTAGAGGGGATAGAACTGGTTATTAACTGCGGCATCGTGATAAAACGTGTCTGGGTAAGCCTCAATCATCTTGGCTACGCAGTTTTTTGTAATCTTCAGAAAGCCCGTGGGGACGCGATCCACCTCTAAAAGTCCCGTTTCAAGGTCAGCTTCAAGGTACTTTCGTTCCTCAATCCATCCAATATTGAATTTTAGCGGATCAACCCTTGCCGGGTACGCGCCAGCCACAAAGTCTACTGGGTGGTCAATTAGCTTACATAAAGCACCGGCCTCCCACGCAACGTCTGAGTCGATAAAGACCAGCTCATCGCAGTCGGAGTGGTAGAAATTGGTTGTAATTACGCCTCGGCAGTCGGCAATTAGGGCGTTACCTACGTCATCCACGAATGTAAACCGGTCACCACGCTTAATTAGGGTGATGCAGTCGGTCATCAGGGAGCGCATCGTTCCCATGTGAACCACGCCTGTGTAGGCGGGCATTGCCAACATTATGTGCTTCATGCGATTCCTAAAAATGAGAAAAGCCACCCCTTGTGAGGGCGGCTTCTCCGTAGCTTCAAAACATCTTAGGCGGTAATGCCGATGTTCTGCAATGCGGTGATGATGCTATTGATTCTCGCGCACATATCGGTCGTTGAAGCAGTTGTCGATACTAGCGGAGAGATAGCACCGGCTTGAACCACAGGGGTCTCGCCGTAAAAACCAACTTTGCCACTAACGATGCCCAATAGGACACCGTCTGAGGCGTTACCGTTAAATAGATAGTTGGTCGTTTGGGTACTTGCTGCGCCGGGATTTGACATGATTTAGGTTCCTTTCCTAATTAAGCCGCAACTCGGCAAGCGAGTTCGGGGTAGAGGGGAGCCCAACCGTACAGAACGTCTAAGCGGGTGGGGATCGAGTCGTTGTTGATCGTGTACTGGCGAACAACGCGGATTGAGAGACCCAACTGCTTGTCGCTCGCACGACCAGCAAAGTGAACACCGTCTGGCAACTCAAGGTCGGCAGTCGCTAACGTAAACGCGTTCTTATGGAACACCAAGTTCTGCGGGCTGACAACACCGGTCTTGTTAAACGGTGTGACAACAGCAGACGAGGAGGTCGAAAGAACCGATACGTTTTGGAACTGACCAGCCGTGATGATAGCGGGCGATACCACTACGGAGGCAGAGCCACCGGAGGTAATCGTTACGTCAGCAGTCACGACAAAGTTACGCAGAACATTACCGCCGTATGGCTGACGGTTCTGTGGGTTGACGGCAAACACGCCAGCAATCTGAATGGTGTCACCCTGCTTGAGTCCAGCGTTAGCAGTAGCGGCAGCGATTGTGATTGTGGATGTTGAAGCCCAGCCAGTTGTCAGCGAACCGGTAAAGGTTGCTGTGTTGGTGGAGAGCGTAGCCGTGGCGTAAGAACCGTATGTGTGCGACACAATGTTCTGATCCATGTACCAGTTCATTCCGATGGTGTCCTTACCCATCATGCCCTTCTCGTATTGACCCGAGATAGTGCCCTGTGGGTTAAAGAGACCTTTGAGCGAACCAACGATTGACGCACCGGTAAAGGGGTCAACAACGCAAGAACGCTTGCCATCGCGGGGTGAACCTTCACCGTCCAGATAAGCCTGAGCAGTTAAGAACGTAGCGATGTCGGAGGGAACAGTACCAGCCGTACCAACAATGTTGGCGGTGTTGTCAGTAGCCATGGTCGTGCCATCAAAGTCCATTTTGTTGGCGATAGCAGCGATTGCGGGCTTCAAAACGCGATCCGAGAACATATCAAACGACAGGGCTAAGTCCTGCGTGGTGAACTGGGTGTCAACGTGGAACTGAGTTGAGAGGGTCACCGGGACGGATGTCTCGTTGAAGTCCTCTACGTTAAGCGCAGGGCCAGTAGTACCGATGAAACGACCGGGACGGCGTACGTTTACAGTATTACCAATCTTTGCACCAGTAACCGCAAATTGCTCGTCATAAGAACGGTCAACGCGGGCCGTGAACGTAAGTTCGTTTTCCAAGACCATCAACGCCTCGTTGGTGATCATGGAGATGGTTAGCAAATTATTTGCCATTTTTAATTACTCCATAAAAGGTTAGTAGTTACCCCACTTACCGAATCTTCCCGGCAAGGCGAGCAGCCTTCCATTGCTGGTAGGTTCCATGAAACGCTCGGTCTGAATCCAGACCAGTTTCCACGGCGCTACTGCTTGCCTTGATAGGCGAAATCGGCGCAGGGGCGTTCGATTTCTTCGCTACAGGTTCCTTTTTGCTAGGAGACTTTTCAAACTTTGCCTCCAACTTCCCAATCTCGCGTAGTTGCGCGGGCAATGACTTGTCCGCTAGGGAACGTGCGTAGTCCGGGTTGTCGGCTAGGTAGTAAAGGATTTCAGGCCCAAACTCACTATCGACAATTGATTCCCCAACCGGTGCGCTTACTGGTATATCACCAGCGGCGGCGATTGTGTCCTCATAGTCCGGAAGATTTGCCTTCACAGTTTCTACGCGCTTTTGGAACTCGACCTGTTTACGGCTCTGTTCTTCCTGCGCCCTGCGAGACATCTCTTGCTCATCACGCTCCCGCAACTTCTTATCCGTAGTCCACTCAGCCAGAGCTTCAGCATATTCCAGCGCATCGTTAAACTGGCTTGGATCGGGTTTGGGGTCTGGATCTGCCGGTTCTGCTTTCGCAGGGTTAGCCTTAGTCTCCAGATCCTTG